TGCAATTGCTCAAGTCTGAAGATGAAGAGAAGTACATCCCGGTAAGGCTGGAGGTTGGTTACGACGGCAAGCTGCGTCAGGTGTTTCAGGGTTCAGTTAAAAGTGGGGCAGTAAAGCGTGAGGGTGCGATCCACATCGTCAGCCTGGAATGTGAAGACGGTGGCCACGACTATATCAACGCCTTCACATCGCGCACGGTGCGCGGTAAGGAGCAGGTCGTCGATTCCGTTTTGCAGGACATGCCAAACACGAAAAAAGGCTCTGTGACGAAGCAGCAAGCGCTTATCAGGCCGAAAGTGCTGGTGGGTAGTTCCAGTAAAATTCTCACTGATATGCTTTCGCCAGACGAGAGTTTTTTCATCAAAGATGAGCGCATTCATATCCTTAAAGAGAATGAAGTCACCTCGGGGAATATTCCGGTGGTTAATGCGCGTAGCGGCCTGTTGAACACCCCTCAGGCAACGAAGATCAGCGCGCAGGATGATGGCGGGAAGAAGGCTAAAACGCCAACCAATGAGCCGGACACGGATCCGGCTGGCAAAAAAGACACCGACTCGAGCACCTTAGCCAAATCATCGAAAGGGCAGATCGTATTTGACACCAAACTAAACCCTATGCTGGTAATCGGCGGGCTGTGCGCACTTGAAAGCGCGACGAACCCCGCGTTAAACGGGGTTTATAAGATATACCAGATCGAAACCAGCGGACAGAACAACGGCTCAGCATGGTATCAGAAGGTGGTGTGCCAGCCTGCCGGAAATTACTCAGTTGTTAGATGAAGATTTTACTTCTTGCGTTACGCTGGAATTGGTTTTTTCTGGTGGATGGCGATCTGAAAGCCAACCAAGAGCAAAAATAACGACTGCGAGAATAAAGATTTTCTCGCCTAATGAAAACTTCACCTTCCCACCGGCACTTTTAAATGCCTTTTTCTCCTCGGTTGATAGTTTTCTGAATTGCTTATGGGTTAATACCATGACCAAGGGGCGAGGTGGTTGAATATCATCCTGACCATCCTCCAATAACGTTGACTCCGAAAAGAAACCAAGCCGCTCTGGATCTTGTTCCGCTACGTTCTCAGCGTGTTTTCCGGTGGAGTTCTTTTGACCCGAGAGCAAGTTTCCACTTGTGTAAGACAAACCGGTACCGGGAATGCCTGCGGTTGCCTTTACCCCTTTTTTACCAACGTTCAGGGTAGCACCAGCCTTACCAATTGATGCGCTAGTTATGCCGGTTTTACCTATGTTTATATGAATGCCTGGTGCAATTTTGATGCGCTGCCTGAATTTGAATCCCATGAGTGACTCTCCTTAGTTTTAAACGCTGGCGCAGGTTCGATCTCTACGGCGATTAGTATGAGTATTTATCTAATCGTCCATTGGACCCACTCCGGCTGTTTTTATGGGCTTAATTTATGATCGAAGAACTTCACGACACTATCGGCCTGGGTGTTGAATTCGCTCTGGCCGATGTTCACACCATTGTTGTCGCAAAAATAACGTCTGTAAATGACAAAACAATCAGTTGCGTCCCCGTTATCAATCGGGTTGTGAAAGGAAGCAGCAAGCAACTCCCAGAGTTCATTGAAGTCCCCCCGGTAATTTTGCAAGGCGGTGATAGTTATATCGCCGAACCAATTGCAGCTGGTGACTATTGCCTCGTCCTTATCTCTGAGCGTTGCTATGACGCCTGGTATGCTGGCAGCGACTTCGTTTCACCACTTGAAATGCGTATGCACGATTATTCAGATGGCTTCGCTCTGTGTGGGGTTAATCCACAGGCTACCGCGATCGCTATCCCTAAGAAGAACAGGATGATGAAGGGTGATACTGACCATGAGGGTGATTTAAACCTCACAGGGAATATTACCCAGGAAGATGGCAAAACGACTCTGGAAGAATGCGATGTTCTAAATGTACTCCAATATTCACAGGTAAAGACAGGCGGTAAGTCAGGGGTGTCTGGTTCATTTCGAAGCGATGACGGGAAAACAATCACAGTTACCAACGGTATTGTCACGGAGATCTCATGATTGTTTCAGCACTTGATAAAAATGACGACTGGGGATTTGGGCGCGGGAAGGCAAACTATATAACCGGCGGCGCTGCTATTGCGCAGAAAGCCAAATGCCGGATCCGCTCGTTCAAAAACGATAATCCTCTCAACATGGATGACAACATCGACTGGTTTTACCTGTTATCAGAGAAAAACACCGAGCAGGAGATTCTGCGGGAGATAGAGCGAGTGACGCTGGCGACGGATGGGGTTATGCGCATTACCGCCCTGGCGATGGAGGTCAATAAGGCCACCCGGTCACAAAAAATCGAACTCAGCATTGAGACAGTCTATGACCAGCAGACGATCACCTTCCCGGTCAACGGAGCGTTGAAAAATGGCACTACAGTTTAGCGACAACGGCCTTGAGACAAACACTCTCCGGGAGTTATTTCAGGAACTGAGCGACGGATATAAGGGAATTTATGGTCAGGATATCGATTTAGACCA